TATTCTTCCTCCAGCTGTACAACAACAGCTGTCGATGAAGCTGTTGGCTCGTCCAATGCCAGACTTGATTCATACGACAATGGGTTAATGGCTAGCCCATTTAAAATCTTCTCTGATTGACTTGGAGTTCCTAACTTTATGATGAGTAAAAAGAAGTATTTTAAAACCATACCAAGAAACTGCAATAGGCATAAGAGCTTATATTGCACTTGCATGATTGCAGGACATCGACATTGGATGAGTAAAAAATACTATGGTCATAAAGAAGGATAACAAGGGGCAAGATTGTGAAATGCGATAAATGCGGGACAGATGCTTACGTTATGGGAAAACATCCAATATGCAAATGCAATCAGCCTGAACGCAGCAAGCGAGAAGACGTCAAATGCGATAAATGCGGGTTCTTTAAGCAAAATAAGCGAAAAGATATCCGGATTCCATGTGCATGTGACGATGCGGTGCTCTGAACTCTATGGAGACATAGAGAGACTAGCAGAGATGACTAGTCCGCCAACTGTACGATAAAATCGTACAACTGGTCACAAAGTAACAGACTGTATCCTATTACGATGGATCAACAGGCTGGCGATATGAGACGTCGTCGTTATCAGAATTTACAGACAGCCCCAGTGCCACTTGGTAATGGTATTGTTGATCCTCCAGCGCAGCAACTAACTGCATTGGATATCGACGCCAGAATCGACTGGTATGGAACATACATAATCCTCCAAGAGCAGGTCATGCTCATTAACGAGGACCCTGTGTTGAATTCTGCCGTTTCCACTTTGGGACAATCTCTTCGTGAAACGGAAGATCAACTTGCACGTTCGATGATGGAAGGCGGCGCGCCTCCAATTAACTGTACTTCAGGTACAAACGGAGATAACCCCACAAACATCAGCCCATTAGATTGCTCGAAAGCCGTACGTCTCTTGCGTACTGCCAACGCTCAATTCATCATGGATATCATCGAAGGAGAGCTGAAGTTCGGTACAGCCCCAGTTCGTACAGCCTTCTTTGGTTTGGCTCACACTAATTTAAGTGCTGATCTTGACCAAATGGTTGGCTTTATCAACGTGGCTAACTACGCGAACCAAAGTAATCTACTCCAGTCAGAATGGGGTTCTATTCGAAATATTCGATTCCTTCTTTCTTCAGTTGGTTCGATTTCGACTCAAGCGTCTGCCAAACAGCAAGACGTCTACAACATTTTCCTACCTGGTCAAGAAAGCTATGACATGGTGGACTTGGACGGCTACTCAGCTCAGTTCATTTATGCTCCTCCAGAAATCGCTTCTCCACGTTTGAGGCTCTATCAAACTGCCGGATGGAAGATGGCTCAAGTATTCAACATTACCAACACATCTTGGATCGTCAACCTACGTTGCACGCTTCAAGTGCCATTATAAGGAGGTAATATATGAGCTTATCTTTCATTACATCTGGTCAGTTTACAAACGTAGCGTCCACTCCATTTTTTGTTCCTTTGGAGCAACAAATCAATTTCTTCAAGCTTTACAACTTGACGAGACAAGGAGTGACATCTGCTGGGGTTTCTGGTTCTTTGACTAGCACAAGGATTGTTGAAGCTTACTTCAACCCAAGCTATCAATCAGCTGGTACTGCATTAATTAAACAAAATGGAACTGTTTCTGGTGCTTTGGCTCCTGTTAATACAGGTAACTTAGCCCAAAACGGATTCACCATCTTTAATGCTGCGAATCCCCCATTCCCAGGACCTTCGATTACGATTTCTTCCTTTACTCCAGGAACCACGACAGTGTGGACAACAGGCACGTCTCATGGTTTCCAAGTAGGAGATATCGTTCGCGTCACTAATTTGACTAGCGCGCTGCAATTTAGCGGGCTTGCCATGACAGTGACTGCTGTTGGTTCACCAACAACCTTTACAACTCTTTTGAATTCGACCGGTGCGACAACATCCACTGGTACAGTACAAAAAGTTGGTAATTCTTATTTGCCAATGAAATCTCTCTATTACCCAGAAAATCGGGTGATTGCAGCGATTACAAATGCAAACCCGATGGTCATCACGACTCTCGTGGCACAGAACTACCAAGTTGGGGACGTTGTGACTTTTGACATTCCTACTGTATTTACTATTCCTCAGCTGACAAACAGCAACACTGGACTTCCGTTCCAGGCAACTGTTTCTGCTGTGAATAACGCAGTCGGAACTCAGACAGTAACGTTTGCTAACGTCAACAGCACATCCTTTGGAACTTTTGGTGGTGCCAACGGATGGCCTGGGTCTTCAAGTTATCCATTCAGCTTCCCATACATGGTTCCTCAAGGAGAAGGAAATCTCAACAACTTGATTGGGGTTTCTCCATCTCCATTGCCATATGGAAACCAAGACATCCTCGGATTTGCAAGACAAAACCAAGGACAAAACGGGATTTTGATTGGAGCAGGTGACGGTACCAATGCCGCAACTACTGGTGGAATCATCGGTTCTACCGTGGATGTATGGGCATGGGAAGCCTACACATCAACTCAAACATTTCCCTAATGGATAACTAATAGGGAAGGGACATTTTGTCCCTTCCCCTTGAAAAAGGAGAGAAAAAATGAAGAAGAAAAAAATCGCACAAGAACCAAATCAAGAGGCAAAGATGTCTGAAGAAAAAGTATTGGATGGTCTTCAAACTGAGATCGATCTCGCAAGAATCGAGTTGGAAAAAACAAAACTCGAAATTGAAGAAAAAAAGAAAGAATTGGAGTCAGTTCCAAGAAGAGAACTTGATCCTCAGGAAAAGAAACTTGTTGAAAAACAGGTGAGCATGTCTAACGAGCGTAAAGCATCCAATGCCATCATTGAAAAGCAGAAAGCCTATGACAATGTCATGGTTCGAGGAAAATTCATTAACCGTAGAGCTCCTGGTCAACCAGCTAAACTCACTTATCTCAAATACGTAGATGATCCGGTGAAATGGTACGTCTTCGAAGATGGTTCTGTTTATACAATCCCACGCGGATTCGCTGAACAAATCAATGATTACTATCACACTCCTCAGTTTGTTCAAAAACAAGGTGATTACAAGCCCAGCATGAAGGTTGGGGAAAACTCAGCTATCCATGAAGTGGATACCAGCAATAAGAAATATGCATTCGTTCCAGTTGAATTCGCAGCTTAAGAGGTGTCATGACTGCTGTTGTTTATTATCCAGGTTATTCACAGGTTCAAGTTCAAGAAAATCTTAGAACTCAGACCATCGCATCGATCACAAATGCGTTTCCCATGGTCGTCACTACTGTCAATAATCATGGATATGTCGCTGGAATGGATGTCACATTTTTGATTCCGACGCAATTCGGAATGACACAGTTAAATGGCGTTAATGTTCAAGTTTTAGTAGCGAGTGGAAACTCATTAACCATTAACTTGGATTCGACAAGTTTTACTCCTTTTGCTTATCCAAGCCCACTTCCTTCAGCTTATACGCCTCCAAGTGTCATTCCGAATTCCTCTGGTCCTTATTTGCCTCCCCAACCATTGCCTTTTGGAAATCAAAATTCATTGGAAGGAACAATTTACAACGCAGGATTGGCATCATGACTTCTCCAGTTATCATTAATGCTGATTTGATGGAAACCACTACCAGAAGGATGTCTGCTAGATATACGCAGCAGCAGATGACCACTCAGCAAATCTATAATTATCTCAATCTTTTTATGACTTTGATGCTTCCAGAGCATTTCAAGAACATAAAGCTGACAAAACCCTATGTTTTTACGACAGTACCCAACGTGGATACCTATGATTTCATCTATGAAGGTGGGCTTGTAACGAATCCGGCAGGGGAAGCGGTTCCTGGAAACATTCAAATTACTCCTCCAGTATATTGTCAGGGGTATATTTTAAGATATTTTCAAGACAAAACGACATTCTATAATAGATGGCCAAATCTTTCTGTTAATCAGCAAATTGGAGTGGGAAGCGGCACAGCAAGCTTTACTTATACAGGAATAATCCCTTCTACACCATTCTATAGGGCACAAAAGGACATTTTCGGAAATGTAACAGAACCTGGCGTCATCATCAGTGCATTTGATAATAGCGGAGATACAAACTCTGGATTCACATATGTACTGACAGATGTCCCTCAAGCCAATTCAGACGTTGGATTTCTCTTTGATGTACAAAATAATAATGTGGGAACGATTAACTATTTGACAGGAGCCTTTTCGTTCTTACCAGCAAATTCCGCTGTCATACCATCTACAGCAAATATTTATGCTGCTGTTGTTCCTTATCAGGCATCGAGACCAACTGATGTACTTTTCTATAATCAGCAGATTGTCTTTAGACCATGCCCATTGCAAGTTTATCAAGTCGAATTTCAGATTAGCCAGCAGCCGTTGCAGTTGCTGACAACTAACCAAGCTCCAGAGTTGAACGAATGGTATCTGTTTATTTGCGCAGGCGCCGCAAAGCTAATTTACACAGATTTTCCTGATGAAGAAGGAATGGCATATCTGATGCCGATTTGGCAAGAGCAGCTGCAATTAGCGCAGAGAAGATCCTTGAGACAATATTCGACTCAAAGAGCACAAACAATATTTAGCCAGCCAGGACGACCATTGGCTTCCTGGTTCTGGGGAACTGAGTACTCCGGAACTTCCGGATAACTGGAGAAATGAATGAGCTATAACCCTGCAATTCCACAACTCACCGACCCTATTCTTCAATCTCAGGCACAAATTAGAGCCAACTATCAAGCTATCAATGTTGTTTTTTCCAATAACCACGTGCCTATGAATGAGAATCTTCAGGGAATGCATGCAGTTTTGACTATGCGTCCTCAATCTGGAGACCCAACAACAGATTCAACTCATGTGGCATTGTATAACAAATTGGATGGAAGTTCGATTCCTGAACTTTTCTTTCGACCCAATAGTAACCAGACACCAATTCAGCTGACCTATCCTTCACTAAGCACAACATCCGGTGCAGCTCAGCAATATAGCTTCGTGGCAGGTCCTTTCGTTGTTTATGGAGGAAAAATTACCAATGCAACAAAAGGTCAGGTTGTCACTCTATCACCTTCAACAACTCTTCTTTATGTGGGATTGACAACTGCGAACTTTTTGGGATCTCCTACGTCTATTCCACAAGCGGTTCCCACTAGTATTTCTGGAAGTAGTTTTACAATTCAATTTCAGACGCAAGTGGCAGGAACCACTCTTGATGTTTATTATTTAGCGATAGGTATGTAATGACAGCACCGATATATGACCCCAACATTCCAGAAAATGCGAGTTCGAATATCGCTCAAGGACAGATTGATTTCCTTGATAATTTCATGGCTTTATTCAATGCATTTCAAATCAACCACGTGCCTTTAAATGCGGCATCTGGAGCGGGGAATCATACGATCATTCAACTTCCCGAACAGACAGGACAATTTCAGACTGATGTGGGTGAAATTTCCGTCTATAGCCGAGAAGTCGATGGTCAAGGAGTGCAACTTTTCCTCAGATATCAAGGAAATCAACAGGAATTTCAGCTTTCGAACTACCAGATCTATGCTATTCCGAACCAGCCAAATGTCATTACTCAATATTTTAGCATTCTTCCAGGAAGAATCATCGTTTATTTTGGAGTGTTTGCCGCACCAGCAGCGATTGGAAATCAACTCAACCTTTTCCCTGCCATCGCAAAGAACATAATTACCATGAACTTCTGTCCATTAATTGCAGCATCCTTGCCTCCCATAGTGACAATACAAACTCCAGTAAATGGGATCTATAAAACAATCAATTTACATAATGCAGCAACAGGAATCGGACAATATTACATCGTGTTGGCAAATATATGACATACAATCCAAACATCC